AGACGCTCAAGGGCCAGACGGGCAGCGGGCGGCCGAAGGCGACGGCGGGGATGCCGAAGGGGCACCCGAGCAAGACGCCGACGGCCCGCTCTGGCAAGTCTCGCTAGACGGCAAGCCGGTCGAGAAGATCGAGGTCACCGTCGACGGCAAGCCGGTCGAGGTCACGCTGCAGGAGGCCCTCCAGGGCTATATCGACGGCGAGACCTTCAACCGGCGCGCCCAGCAGGTCGGCGAGGCGGCCAAGGTCATCGAGAGCGAATACCAGCGCGCGACCCAGTTCCGCGACGCCTATATCCAAAACCTACAGCACCATGAAGAGGAATATGCGGCGCTCCTGCCGAGGGAGCCCGACTGGGACGCGCTCTACGCCCAGAACCCGCTGAACGCGCGCCAGGTCCAGAAGAACTACCAGGCCGCGCAGAACGTGCTGCTCAGCATCCGCCAGCGGCGGGTGCAGGAGATGCAGGCGCGCGACCAGGAGAACTCCCGCCGGCTCGCCGAATACGCCAATAACGGATGGGAGCAGTTCAGAAGATACACCCGCATCACCGACCAATCGACCCTCAACAACGAGGTGTCGGCGATGCGCAAAGTCGCCCTGGAGCACTACGGCTTCGGGGAGCACGAGGTCGCGACCACCTACGACCCGCGCATGCTGGCCGTGCTGCACGACGCCAGCAAGTATAGGCGCATGATGGCTAATAGACCTAGACCGGTCATGCCAGATAGAGGACGCACGTTAGCTCCCGGAGCAGCAAAGCCAATCGGCAGCGCCGCCCGCAGAGGCATTGATGACGCCCAACGCAGACTAGCGAAGACGGGGAAGCTCGACGACGCGACTGCCGTCTTCATGAGGCTCATCACATGACCCTGCGAGGACGCAATGCCCAAAGTAACGAACGCCTTCACCACCTACCAGGCGACTTCGAATAGAGAAGATCTGTCGAACGCCATCTATAACATCGATCCATTCGACACGCCTGTTATGTCGGCCATTCGCCGGCGCAACGTCAAGAACCGGATCTTCGACTGGCAGACCGAGTTTCTGCCGCTCGTTTCTCAGCCGTCCATCGCTGGCGCGCCTGCTGCGGGCACGCCTGGCGCTCCCAACGCCCAGGTCGAAGGTTTCTCGCTCGCCAACGCCCCGGCGACGCCGACCATCCGCCTCAACAACGTGACGCAGATCTCCGAGCGCGACGCGACCGTGTCGGGCACCCAGGAGGAAAGCGACGCGGCGGGCAAGGGGTCGGAAATGGCGCACCAGATGGCGCTCGCCAGCAAGGTGCTCAAGTCCGACTTGGAAATGGCCGCATGCAGCCGCCAGGCCTACAACGGCGGCACCGACGCCACCACGCCGGTCGCCCGCGTGACCGAGGGCTTCGCCCATTGGGTGGCGCGCGCGGTCAGCAAGATCGGCACAGCGGGCGCGGCGGTCGCCGGCGTCACCACCGGCCTGCCGGTGCTGGCCACCGACGCCTTCGCAGTTCCTGGCACGCCCCAGCAAGTCACCGAGGCGATGCTCGGCAACGCGATGCAGCAGGCCTATACTAACGGGGCGAGCCCGTCATTATGGATCGTGCCGCCGGGGCCCAAGAGGACCATCTCGACCTTCACCGGCCGCGCCACCACCCAGGTCTTGGTCGGCAAGACTGAGGTGGTTAGCACCATCGATGTGATCGCCACCGACTTCGGCCGGATCAAGGTCGCCCCGTCGCGGTGGGTCGCGCCTGACATCGGGCTCCTGATCGATCCCGACTATGCCGCGATTTCGTTCTTCCGCGCGTTCCGTCAGTACCTGATGGCCCGCGTCGGCGACGCCGAGACCCGCATGATCGTGGTCGAGTGGGGCCTCGAGATGCGCAACCCGCTTGCGCACGTGCTGTTCAACGGCATCACTCAGTGACCGAGCAGCGCTACGTCTACGCCGACGCCAATGGCGTTCGGCGGACGATGATCGTGGACGACGAGCGGCCCGACCGCTTCGTCGTCCACACCGAGCAGGACGTCGAGCCGATCCTCGACGGCGTCGCGCGCGATCGCGAGATCATGTCGCACGCCGGCGTGAACAAGCTGGTCGCGCGCCTGCCAGTCGAGATCTTCGAACGCGCCGTTCAGCAGAACTGGGACGAGGGCGACTGGCGGCGGTTTCTCAATGGGCCCGATGCCGCCCCGTTCCGCGTCTGGCGGGGGAGGGTGTGATGGCCGACCAGCTCGTCATCCCGCCTCCCACGCCGAAGCTCAGCGATTATCCGGTCGCCTGGACGATCTGTGGCGAAGTCATCGCGGTGGCGCTTTTGGTGTTCATGGCGGCGCGGTTTGATCCGACCGGCGGCGTCTTGACGATTTCGCTTTTGGTGGTGCTGGCGTTCATCAGCGCCGCGGTGTTCAGCCTGTTCTTCACCATCCCCACCGACGAGGCGACAGCCGCGATCCTGGGCGGCTTGGTGGCGGGCTTCGGCGCGGTCGTCGCCCACTGGCTCGGCCGAACCAAGGAGGGCCCGAAATGAGCCCGCTCGGCATCGTCCTGGTCGTCATCCTGATCCTGGTGCTGTTCGGCGGCCTCGGCGGCGGCACATACATCCAGCAGTGGCCCTACGGCTACGGCTATGGCCGCGGCGGCGTCAGCGTCGTCGGCCTGATCCTGATCATCGTCGTCATCTTGTGGCTGCTCGGCAGGATCTGATGAGCAACGGCACGAGCGACTACACCACGTTTTGCGCCCAGATCGCCGACTGGGCGAACCGGCAGGACTGGTCGCCGGCGCTGGTCGCCTCGTTCGTGTCGATGGCTGAACAAAAATTTAACGCCGAGCTCCGCGTCGACCGGATGATCAACTTCACCACCAACGTCGTCACCCAGCGCTGCTCGGCCCTGCCCGACGACTGGCTCGAGGCCGACTTCGTCCAGATCCAGAACGCCAACGGCGCGAACGGCTTCCTGCCGATCCGCTACAAGTCCAGGGACGAGTTCTTCAATCTTTCCGACAACTGGGCCTACGGCTATTACACAATCGAAGGCCGCACGATGTATTTCGGCGGCACGCCCGACGCGACCGAGGGCATCACCTACACGATGAACTACTACGGCGAAGTGCCGGTGATGGCGACGCTCGGCTCGAGCTGGATCTACACCAAATATCCGAGCCTCTACCTCAAGGCGGCGCTGATCCATTCCAACCTTTACGCCGTCGGCGAAGAGCAGAAGGCGCTCTTGATGAAGCAGGAGGTCGAGGACGAGATCGTCAAGCTCAACAACGTTCATCTGAAGGCCAAAGCGAGCGGCTCGCGCCTCACCCGGACCCGGGTGAGGAGGTTCTAATGAGGAGCAGAAACATGATCAGACTGGCTTTGCTGGTTTCATTGGTCGGCACGCCTGCGTTCGGCCAGGCGATCGTCCTGCCGGCTTGCGGCAGTGCGAATTACAGCAACGCGATCGGCACGCTGCACCAGCTGACTATGAATACGACAGGTTATCTCTGTGCGACGACCACCGCGACCGTGGTTGAAAAGGGCGCGCCGCAGCGGCGGCAGCAGCAGCAAGACCAGAGCCAGGAGCCGCAGAAGTGAAGCGACTACTGCTCGCCCTCCTGCTGTCGACGTCAGCTGCGGCGCACGCCCAGAGCCTGTCCAAGGCGCTGGTGGTGCCAACGTGCGCGCAGGGGCGTGAGCTGGAGCAGGTAGGTCCGGGTCTTCAGCAGCTGACGATGGACACGCAGGGGCGTCTCTGCGCCGCGGCGACCAATGCTGGCGGCACCAATATGGTGACGCCGCTGATGGTCAATACGACGGTGGTGGGTACTACTACTCTACCTACTGGTCAAAATCCGTTTAGCGCCAATTGGAATGCGCCAAATTTAAGGGGATCGCCGAGCCCAATTCCTGGCACGGTTTCTAGTTTAACAGTGCATACGCTGGCTCAAATCGTTACTGGTTATTATACGTTTAGTTTTTATGTTAATGGTGCGACGTTATTACAATGCTCTATTGGTCAAGGTGGCCCTAATTTAGGGACGAACCAACAATGTTCTGACACTGTCGATACTGTTGATGTTTATGCTGGGAATATTATAGCTTATCAATCGATTGCAACTGGAACGCCGACGGCTAGCGGAAATATTAGTCTTTCTTCGTTATTTACTAGCGCCAATGGGCAAGAAAGTTTGATTGGTAGTTCTACCAATAATTTTATATCCCAAACGGCGATTACTTACATTGGTCCAAGTATACATCAACAAAGTACAGAACCACTTGCTGCGGCGGTGATGCCGACTGATGGTATTGTGGATCATTTGTATGTATCAGTTCCTTATACTCTTCCGGCAACGGCTAGTATTCAATTTACCGTCTTCAAGAACGGCGTTGCTACGAGCATCACTGCGACTTGCTCTGCCCCAAACACGGCGGGGTTATGCACTGATTTGACCCATTCTTTGAGCGTCGCGCCGAGAGATACGATTTCACTGCAAATTTGTCCAAGCAACGCCGCTGGGTGCGCGGCCGGGTCATTGGTCGGCAATGTCACCATGGCTTTTTCGTTACGCTGGCAACCGGCCGTGCTGCATCAAGCGGTGTTATTCGGTAATACTGTTAGTAACTCTGCGACGACAAATTATCTTGCGGTGGCTGGAACTCAAAGCGCGACGGTGAGCACCAACGAAACATTGGTTCAAAATATTGCGCCAGCGACCATGACTTTAGGTAATCTTCTCGCCGCGCAATGTCCCGCGATCAGCGCAACGGTTTCGAGAAACGTGACTTTACGCAGCAATAGTGTTAGTCGAGCGCCGACTGTAACCCTTCCTGCTGGTTCAACAGTATGTCCAACATTGGATATTGAGCAGGACACAACTGATACTTACCAAACTTCGGCTAGTGAATTGTTGAGTATTTTG